TGGGCGCACGCATTTATAACAGATGGATGCCAAGGGGAAATGCTTTGGGGTACAACAGGCTCTTGCCCGACTAGCCCTTTGGTTTATGTCATTGGAGACAGTTCACCAAGTCAAGATTGGACGCTCGGTATTCAGTTGCCTGAAGGAATCTTCTACTTCCATATTGGAAACGTAGGGGCGGGAGTAGTTCAACACGAAGTACTAGGTTGTTATGACCTTATGATAGGGACGTTTGGATTATTAGACTTAGGAATTTATAGGTACAACCCATTGGTTTCTAATAGAAATGAGTATCTTTACAATGTATTAGGACAAAGAATAAACAGATGAAAGAACTAAAAAAATCACAAGACGCTATCTACCCAGCTACAGATGTGGTAGTAAATCAAGACCCACAAAGGGTTATTATAACTGTAACGAAACACCTTCACCGAGGGGAAACAATAATTCACAAGACTAACTTCACCCTAGAAGAGTTTGAAGAGATAGCAAGAGGAGTAATAGAAGGCCTAGAGGCTAAGAGAGCATCAGAAGAGAAGCTAGAGAAGCTGAAGCTAGAAACAAATGCAGACTATAAGGTGTATAACAGAACCTTCAACGAAGAGATGGATAAGAAGATACAGGTAGTAGGTCTTCCTTATATCCCTTATGAGCAATTAGTAGTGTCTGGAATAGGAACAAAGGGCTGGTTCTTGGGTTACTATGATGATGAGTACATGAGAGTAGAAACAACAGCAGGAGTAGTCTTCTTTGATATAGAAGACACTACAGTTCTATCAGTAAGAAAGAGCGGTAAGAACTACAACGCTCCATGTAAAGTAAGTGAGAAGACATTTGACGAAATAAGATAAACCAAAACTACCTACCAACTAAGACTTTAGTTAACAAATTTAATACTGATTCAAAATCAACATGGACGGCAGGGTAAACAATAGAGGCACGAAAGGCAATAAAGGAGGCAGACCTCCTAAAGCAGATGAGCAAGAAATCATTGATAGGCTAAGTCCATTAGAAGATGAGTTCATAGGAGCAATGCAGAGAGGCTTAGAACAGACCCAAGGGTGGGCTGTTAAGATATTTGCAGAGTATTACTGGGGTAAGCCTAAAGAAAGGTTAGAAGTAACCTCAGAGGAAGGGGTTAAAAACATTACCTTCACAGTAGTTAAAACAAACAAAGATGAAGTACAGGATTAAACAAACGAGTAAGAATTGCTTCCTAGTTCAAGGCAGCTTAGAAGACTTTGGTAACAACCCCGTGTCTTGGTGGTTTGCAATAGACATAGATGGAGAAGCCTTTCAACCTTATAGAGACAAGTATTACTTTGAGAATAGGAGTAACTATAACTTTGACTTATATAGACACAACCGTTTAGAAGCTACCTTCATTAGCCTAGCCTCTGCCAAAGCATTTGTTAAGGAGTGTAAGATAACCTATCCTAAATATCATAAGGCGTAAGTGAACGTTAAGACGACTGACATATTCCTACAGAACTTAGAGGCTACTGAAGACATAGTAATTAATCAAGGTGGTTCAAGGAGTAGTAAAACCTATTCATTAGTTCAGATGATAGCCTTGTCCTATTGCTTTGAGCACACGGGTAAGGTTATTTCTATTGTCAGAAAGACCCTACCTTCATTGAAGCAAACAGTCATAAGAGACTTCTTAGAGATACTCAACGCTCATGGCTTATATGACCAGAGGAAACATAACAAGTCAGATAGTACTTACACCCTCAATGGTAATCTAATTGAGTTCCTTTCGTTAGACCAACCTCAAAAGAAAAGAGGAGCAAAGAGAGACCTGCTTTATATCAATGAGGCGAATGAACTAAACTGGGACGACTTCTACCAGTTGTACATGAGAACCACAGGACAGATATACATTGACTTCAACCCATCGGAGGAGTTCTGGATTCATACTAAGGTTCACAAGCTAAAGGGTAAGACTACGCGCTGGATAAGGTCTACCTATAAAGACAACCCATTCTTAGAGCAATCCATTGTAGATGCTATTGTATCTCTCAGAGACATAGACGAGCAGCTATGGAGGGTATACGGTTTAGGAGAGTTAGGAGTACCTAAAGAGGTGGTGTTCCCTAGATGGTCAGAGGCAGAGATTCCAGAGGATGCAGAGTACTTAGGTTATGGTATGGACTTTGGTTACTCCAATGACCCTAGCACAGTGATAGACCTATACCTTTTAGATGGGTGTATCTACTTAGATGAGATAATCTACAGAACAGGGTTAACCAATCCAGAACTATACAACCTCCTCAAAGAAACACACCTACTAAGTAACGGAGTTGCAGATAGTGCAGAGCCTAAGAGTATAAAGGAACTAACGAATAGAGGTCTAAGAGTAGTTAAGTGTGATAAGGGTAAGGACTCAATCGCTTACGGTATAGAGACTATCAAGAGACACAAGATATTCATCACTCCTAGAAGTGTTAACCTAATCAAAGAGGCAAAGAACTATAAGTACAAGGTAGACAGGAACGGAGATATAACTAATGTACCTATAGACGCTTTTAACCATGCTTGGGACGCAGTGAGATATGTAGCAACCAAGAGAATAAGCAGACCTAACTACGGACAATACGGAATAAGATGAAGATAATACTACCAGCAGACTTTCAGGATATAAGCCTAGACCAGTACCAGCAATGGCATAAAGGACTAGATAAGTTTAAGGGTATAGCATTGTTCACAGATGTAGACCTAAGGAAGGCATCAGTGACAGCTATAGACAAAGCTCATGAACATCTATCTGAGTTAATGCAAGATGAAGACCCTCGTTTCTTTAAAGTTGTAAAGCATAAAGACATTGACTACGGCTTCATAAATGACTGGGACAAGTTAACGGGTGGAGAGTGGATAGACATAGAGAACTATTCCAAGGACTTAGTATCTAACGCTCATAAGATAATGTCAATCCTTTACAGACCCATAGAGCGACTTTATTTAGATAAGTATAGTATAGTGCCATACGAAGGTACGAACGATGATTTAAAGGATGTTCCTGCAAGTTGGTTCTTAGGGGCTATGGTTTTTTTTTGCGAGAGCGAGACGGAATATTTGAACAATATTCAGCAGTCTTTAATGGAAATAGCACAGCAGATGATTTCACCGAAAGATGGGGCTGGTACAGTTTGATTCTTACATTGGCTGGAGAGGACATTCTAAAGATGAATGATATAACGAAACTACCTATCAAGCAAATCTTCACTCACTTAGCCTACTCAATGGATAAGAAAGGAACTGAGCAGTCGGACTTGTAGAATCAAATAAATAGTTTACCTTTACAAAAAACAACGCTATGAAACCAATGCTAGAATGGTACGAAGAACTTAACCAGCCCTATCGGATACTGGCAATCCACAACTATGATAAACACTTTAGTTATTGCAATGAGGCAGGCAGTTTAGCCGAGGCTTTATCGGGAGGATTTAGCTGGACGGATAGCCCAGAGAGGTTTGAATATTGGAACAACCTCCATGATGAGTTAAAGAGTAAACCAGAACCAACCCTATTCCAATCCTTGTCTGACCTAACAGATGTATTGGAGGAAATGAACGAAGCAATTAAACAGGTACGTAAAGCAATTAGAAATGAAAGTAACTAGAAAGAAAGCAGAGAAGTGGAATTTCCCTTGTTATGGAAGGTCTACGTATGGTGCGGTTGTATTTTTCACAGCGGACAAGCAAGGCACTTGTATTGGAGACTAAGGAAGAAGCGGAACTTATTTATGAAGCAATGAGTAACAGCTTTCTGATTTCTTCAGAAGATTACTACAAACTCAAAGCAGCAATAAAAATTTGGTAGGTGGCATATCAAAGGGAATCGCCTCACTCTTGTAGTGGGGCTTTTCTTTTTATAATAATGTGAATAAAATTTGCAGATGTAAAAAAAGGTTCTATTTTTGTATCAACAAACAAAGCAAAACACACGATTATGAGACTTAGAAGCCCAAAATTCCCAACTACCGATGAAATAAATAACATGACACTTGCACAGGCGACAAAAGACATGAAAAGAAAATACGCTGTAAAGCACACAGATGGATGGGAACAGGGGTTGCACTGGAATACAGACAATAAACAAAAGGCGGTTTTATTTAACTCCTACTCTGAAGCGTCAGACATCTTACTAAAAGGAAGTAAAGTATTTCAAACATACTAAAACATTAACCTATGAAGAACGTATACGAAAAAATA